GTATTAGTCTGCTGACAAAATTGAGTTATTTCAGAGAGCATTCGCCCAATATAGGAATGATCCTTTTGTGCTGAATGGTCAAGCATATTCCAAGGGTCAATCACACAAATATTAATTCCCTTTTGAAAAACCAATTGCCTAAAATTATCAAGTATGCCTTTTAGGGTTAAATTTTCAATGTCAATTTTCACAAAGAAAAAATGGTTTTCAATAAAATTTTTACTTGCATTTAGGGTCTCGGTATCGCAGTTGCGCTCGTTTAATTTATTAGCTATTCGCTTTATATGTCCCTCGTAGGGGAATGATTCTGGCGCAAACATACCCACCCTAAAATCTTGATTCATTGCCAGATTACAACAGATTTGATCAATAACATCAGATTTTCCGCTATTAGGTATGCCAGTAATGACAGACCATTCACCAAGAGCCAGATTAAAATAATTATCACTGTCGTTAAGATTAATGCTGTAGTTTTTAATTCCGTTTTCATTGTAATTTATTACGTTTTGCCAGATGTCATCAATGTTTAAAATTCCCTCGATTGGAAAACTTTTTGCATCCTGAATAATATTTCGAAGCACCTCTGACCCTTTTTGAACCAAAACCTCATTGGCATCTTTGTATTCTTTAAACTCAACGTATTTACATCGGTAATGACCAAAACGCCTTGCCAATTCGTTTCTCAATGACAATCCAGCTTCATCATTGTCGGTGCAAAGTACAATTTCTGTTTTATTCTCAAAATATTCCCAGCAGTTGTCCAGATATTCCAAACGCTGATTTCCTTTATTCGCACCATTAGGAACAGAACAAACGGAATACAATCCAGCCTCGTGTAATGATAGGGCATCCATCTCCCCCTCAACAATATAGATTTTTTCCATTTCCTTAATATGGTCAATCCCATAAAAAATAAGTTCAGCGTTCGATACCATTTTAAAATTCTTTTCAGCATCCCTAAATTTTATGTTTATTAGTTCTGAATCCCTGTAATATTTAAAATTTATGGCCTTTCGGTTTTTTGATATTTGTGGAAAATATTCGGTTGATTCTCCGATTTTCCAATGGCTGATCGTAGCCTCTGAAATTCCTCTTTTGTTAAACCAGCTAATCATTCTGGGAGAAATATCAGTTTTTACATCTGGCGGTTTTATATATTCTTTTTTAGGTTTAAATTTTACGTTGCCAGTCCAACCGCAATGGTGGCAACAATAAACCCCTTTTTCAATGTTTACCGATAATACTTTCGCTGTTTTCTTTTTGCGCTTGTGGCTGCATTTAGGACAGATCAGTTGCTGTTCTGCTGGTGCTGGTTTTGGATAAATCCCCAGCTGGTTAAATTCTTCAATCATAATAGTTGTTTTAAAAGTTCGTAGGGTGAATTTGTTTTTTGTAAATATCTATTTTCTATTTCATATAAATCAGCAAATGTTTTAAATTCTGTTCCATCAAATCTTTTTCTTTTTGATCCCTTTGGGTAATATTTAGATAATTTTAATAAATCATTTTTAGTAATCCAACCGCAAACGGTTAATTCATTTGTTTTTTTGTTTAGTGAATTAAAAATAAAGTAATCAGCACGATGGTTTAATTGCAACCCAATAAAATTATTCACAAATTCTGGTTTTGGGTCTGTTGTCCTGCCCATAGTTTTAACATCGATATGCTTATTGTTGTATTTTATGTCAAAGCCCCCATCAAATCCACTTGACCCATCAATTTGCCCAGCGTTAAATAAATCACGAATCATTATTTCTCCAATAATCCCAACAAACTGCTGTTCTTTTGTTCCGTTTGCTTGTGATCGTTTTCCAAAATTATATTTTGAAACCAGCTGCTTGGCTTGTTGTTTTATATTTTGGTCAATCTTAAATTTAAACATTTGGATATTTTTCGAAATTAGCTTGTTTTAAATCTTTACAAAATTTGTAATCAAAATATTTAATGTATTTCATTCCATCTTTATTCGCTTTGCGGAGTTTTGTAATTGACAGAAACTGCTGATTCCAAAATTCATCTTTTTTAACTCGCTGACAAATCACAAAAACTTTTCTGGGGTGATACCCATCCAACCTCCACAGATCATCAATGATTTTTACCCATGCCCTTTTTTGTGGTTTTGTTTTAGGCAGCAAATCATTATCGAATATCTTATTCAGATTTAAAAATAAACCCTGAACTTCTGCTGGAAAATCAGTAAATTTTTTCTCTGTTTTTGATTTTACAGTATTATTATTTGTATTATTAATATTATTATATATATTATTATTAGCCTTTAAGTTTTCTTTAAGCACCCCTTTAACTTTTCTTAAACCCCCCTTAAAGATTTCTTTAACCCCCACAAGGGATATTTTACGTTTAACATTATGGTCAATTTCCGTTCTTATGAATGCCTGATCGACCAGCTGGGAAATCCATTTTGATATTGAAACTTCGCTTTTACCATACAAGTCAGAAAAGTATTTGTTCGTTGCCCAGCAAAAACCTTTGTCATTGCATAGGGCTGTTATCTCCCCATACAATAGTTTCGCATTAGGGGTCAGTTTGTCATTATACCGAACATCTGCTGGTATTATAGCGTAGTAATTTCGATTCATTTTTTACAAATCGTCAATGAGATTTTTGATTCTGTCGCAAAACGACCTAATGTCTCCAAATACGTATTGAAATTTGTCCAAAGTTATTTTTTCATCTTCAAATAACTCAAATAAAACTTCAATAAGCAATTCATATTCTGTTTTAGTCATCGTACCAACATATTCGTAAACAATTGGTATTTTTTCAGCCGTTGTATCTGTTCTCCACATACGCTGGTCAAGTTCATTCCAATAAACTTTTTTATAATCCCTGTAATCCATTTTCAAAGTATTTATCTATGAAATTACAAACCTCATCGTAGTCATTAAACCATCCAGTGGCCCAATTTGCCATTTTAAGGCGTTTTAAGCAACTTTTTTGGTTTTCAGTAGGTTTATTATACCCGACCTTTAATTCGATCGCTAAACCGCTTCTATTTGCGTTTTGGGCAAAACATAAAATGTCTGGCACTCCTGATACTCCCCCAAGAAATTTAAACTTATAACGTTCAAAAGGGGAACGCCTTCCCTCGTTCGGTACATGGATAACAAATACATCTGGATATTTAGTTTTAAAATATAACATTACAGCATTTTGCAATTTATCTTCTTTTGTTAAATATTTACTGAATGGGTTTGGCATAAAATTCTCGTAATGGGGCTTGATTTCTAATTATTATCTGCGTTCTGTTTTCTGTTCCATTTAAGGAAACAAATTTTTTGTTTTTTAGTAAAATTAATAAACTTTTATAAGAATCTATGTAATCTTTGTCTTGATTGTATTTTTTTATATTGTCAAATTGTCTTAATCCATGAATGATTGTCGCATGGTCTTTATTAATAAATTTTCCAATAGTACTCAAAGACATCCAAGGGTTTAAATCCTTTGCCAAGCGCATAAATAAATTCCTACCATAGACATATTCTCTGCGCCTTGTACTGTCTTTTATATCAATTTTTAAATGGTTATTAACCTCCTGTAATATTATATTTAGTTTCATAGAAGTATTGTTCCGTTTTGTTGTTGATCTTCATTTACATAGCCACTTGCCAATCCAGTATCTAAATATAGCTTCCATAAATCAATCGCCTTTTGATAGGCTGCCCTACCTCTTTCGATTGTTTCTGGTTTTAATTTATAAACCTGAATTGTAAAAGGGTAATTTGTCTCGACAGCTATAAATCGAAATTCAGCTGGATCAAAGCCCAGCACATCGCTGTAAAAACACGCTTGAAGATGATATGCATATTTGTATAAATCCCTGCGAAAAGCCTCTGGAGAATTGTCTTGACAGGTTTTTACATCAGCAATAAAACCATCGCCTTTAACATCTGGTCTGACCCTTACTGGTACGCCTTGAAAATCACCGTAATGGCTTAACTCAATTTCACCCTTACAGGATTCTTGGGCTAATTGATCCGATTTAAAATTCATCATTACCGAATCAATGATTTTCATTTCATCTTCCCTTAATAGTTTGCGACCCTTTGCAAGTTTTTCGTGCTGTTTAAATTGTTCTTTGTCTGCCTTGTATCGTAAATCCAGCTTGGGCAACAAATAATAATCTTTGTAAAATTGCTCATTACCCTCAAGCATTATCGTATGGATTGCGCTGCCAAGTTCCATTGATTTGGAAGTGAATGGAAGCCTGTCGATATAATGCTTTACTGATTTTTTAAATATTGTTTTTAGCCCAGAGGCAGAAATGCTATCTTTTGAATGATACTGTTCATTCGTGTCCTTTACTGTTTGCATTTGATTCAAGTATAATTATTTTAGTTTGTAGTTGTTCGTTTTGTCTTTTTAAATTAGCCATTGATTCTTCCAACATAAAATTTTTGTTTTTTTCAATAGCCAAGTATTCAGTTAATTTGTTGATGCGCTCGATCATAAAATCTTTGTCATCTTCTTCTGTATCATCGTAGATGTGCTTCATTGTGATATAATATGATTCATCGTAAATGTATTTCATATAAAAAAGGGGGCATATAGCCCCCCTGTTTATTTAAAATGGCAAATCTACATCGACAGCATCTTCAACCTTTTTAGGTTGTGGATTTCCATCTGGTGTCCAAGTATTAAGTTCAACATAAGGCTTACCGCCTTTGCTGTTCATAATATCCAAATTGACCCAGCCATTTTTTTGGTTGTCCTGTAAAAACTTTACAGCTTCATCGACCTTGACAGACAAGTTGCCGATGACAAAATCTGGTGCTGATTCTCTGCGTTTAAAAGAAAATCCATTTGCAAAAACCTTTTCGTTACTCATAATAAATAAAATTAAAAATTAAACTTTGTTTTGATTGTTTCTTTGTATTCGTTTTTCATTTTGAAATTTTTGATCACAGCTTCCGCTTGATCTTTTGAACCTTTTAAAGTGGCTTTTAACTGGTTTTCAGTCAGCCAAGGCTTGTCATCTTTTTGATTATTTACAGCATTTGAAACCTCATCAGCAGATGCAATCGCTGTATCAATCCCAATTCCTAAATATCCCAAAGCACGACCCAAAGCAGATGTAAAACCATTTTCTAAAAAGCTGGTTTTGTTAATGTAAGATGAGTCCCTGTATTCCTGCGCATGAGCAGATACAATCGGATTGCCCTCTGAATCGCGAATGGTAACCAAAAAAATACCCTCTTTGTCGTTTACCTCGATTACTTGTTCTTGTATTCTCCAGCCGTTAAATGTGTCCTCTGACCTGAAATACTTTAAACGTTCATTGACTGTAATGTAGTCCTTTCCTTTAATGTTGATTGTTTTCATAATGCATAATGTTTAGTTTTAGTTTTTTTAAATTTTCAAGATTGTCGAGTGTAAGTAGCCCAGGATTTTTCATTCTCTTGTACAAAGTCGGTTTTGAAATCTTTAAATGATTTGCAACCTGATCAATGGTCAAATCCTGCTTTATTAACTCAATCTTGAATTGCTTTAATAAGTTTTCCATAAATATTAATTTTAACCAAAATTAAAAAAAATTTATTACAATAAAAAATATTTTACATAAAAAAACCCTCATCAGATCGAAATCGTCAGAGGGTCAGCAAACAAAAAGGGTATTTTGTATGCTATTTAAATCGTGATTGGTAGATTGATTCTACATCATTATTTTGATTAGGAACGTGCATTTTTAGCTCGTATTCGTTTGACTTTAATCTGTGGGTCATTGCATCAATATAGGCTGAAACTTTTTCCTGTAATGTATCAGCACCAAAATCCAAATAAACTTTATTGTGCATTGACAGGTGATCAAAACCATTATTAAAAAACGTTCCCTCATATTTTGACATATATTCCCTGTTGTCGTTTATTATCTCTTGGGTAATGATTTGCTCAAGGGTTTTGTCGGCTGTATCTCTTGGCCTCCTAAATGTACCCTCAATTTTTCCATTGAAATAATCACTATCAGCAAGTTCGTTTGACAAGATTTGTTCATCCATTATAATTTCCCCAGTAATGGTTTTTTCTCCATCTGGTATTTTACGCTCAATTATATATTCAGCTGAATCAACATCATTTATTTCTGCTATGTAAGCGTTGTCAATATAGCTGCTGTCATAAGTTCCAGAATCTTCAATTTGTTCTGGCAAAGCAATATAAACTCTAACATCAAGATCATCATCATTGTTTGTTATAATCAATGGGTTTGTTTTCAATACAATTTTTCCCCATTTATTTATCGTTTCAGTTGTTTTTATATTTTCAGTTGTAGTTGTTTGCCATTCGCCAGTTTCAAAATTAAAAAAATGAGTTGTGTCGGATGAATCTATTGCGGTTATATTTATTCGCCAATTATATTTAGCAGATGATCCGCTTGTTTTTATATAATAATTAAAAGAAAATTCAATTTCGCTTTTGCTTTTTATAATGCATGAATCTTCTGTTGATTGTGTAAACATATATAGAGTTGTGCCAAGTGGGGCATCTCCATATTTATATTCGGTTTTTAAATATTTATTTCCAGATAATGCCTTTACATTACTATTTAAATCATTGGCTATATTACCCCCATACAAAACAAACTCCCATCCATGAACCGTATTTAAATTTTTAATTGCAGTAAAATTTGGGTTTTGGTTTTTGATATTTATCTTATTTATTTTTACTGGAATCTGAACTTTTTTTATAGGCTTTTCATAACTTTTTACCAGCGAATTATACAATGGCCTTAACAGTTTTGGGGTTGAATACAAAACATTTTCATCTTCATTGACTTTGTAGTTCCCAGCAAAATCATAAACTTTAAAATTGATCTGCTCTGACCCTTTTAATAAATAATCCCTTTGATAATTCTGTAATATTGCCATTTTATGTCAGCCAGTTAAAATTGTTATTATATGAATCCGTTGCCAAATAATCTTGATCTATTTCAATCGTTGCAAGTTCATCGCCTGTATCTGCATCTTCGGCATAAATTGTGGCAAATCTACCAGCTGGTTGTTCTGTATTTGCTTTCCAAGATATATAAAAATTATTGCTCGTTTCTGAATCTGCACTAAACGTCAAACCTCTTGCCTGATTAAATGCACCAAATGATGTTGGGCTTATTGTGTTTAAATTAATCCACTCCCCATCGGTTGTAATATTTATTTTTCCTGTATGTGTAACCTTAATGTAAAAACTACCAGCGTTTGCATCTACGGAAAACGGCCCAGCTGGGGAAAACGTTGCCGATGTACTTATTCCAGAAATTCCCTGCGGTGCGCCTGTTAAAACTAATGTTACTGTTTGATCCTCTGCGCCTATTTTTCCATCAACCCCAATTGTATAGGTATTATAAACTTGATCTGGAAATATGTTTTGTAAAAGTAAAGATTGACTGAAAAAATTATCAGCCAAATATAAATCACCGACAGGCTCGTAATTACCAACAATCAATCCAGATATATTTCCTGAATCGGTAAATTCTCTGTCTCCAGAGGCGGTCAAAGTAACATTGCCTTGAAATTGTGATCCTTGTATTCCAGTAAATACCATCTGCGTTTTGTCAGCCGTACAATTAGATGCGTTGTTTGTTACATTTACAGTTGTAGTGAATTGCTTTTGTACTGGCGAACCAGATAAATGTAAATAATTAGTTTGGGGAAAACTTGGAATGTTTCCAGATATTGTAACTTTTATTGTTGGCCTATCAACTCCAGTAGTCAGCAATTCTTTTGTAACGGTGTAAAGTTCATCTGATGCTGTACTTTTTGTAAATCGACATACAGCACCCAATTGATCTGTGCTGGTGTATTCATAATTAAACGGATAAACCAAAGCACTTACATACACCTCAAAAGTAAACGGATCGCCAACTTGTGCTGCGCTATACATTAATTGGTTTTTAATTGGATATGCAGCAACTCCATCAGTATTTTCGGTCAATACCATTATCGTAAACACCCCGCCAAAATCTGTTGGCCCAGCAGTAGATTCAGAAATCGAAAGCGTTTTTGAATCAGAATCAGAGCCAGTTGCATTAGAAACGCTGATTGATATTGTTTGGCCATCGTGTCCAGCTTCTGGGGTAAAACTGATTTTTGGAATACGATTGTTGTCAGTAACTGTTGAGCCGTCTGGAAGTGTCCAAGTGGCGGATGTAATATCCCCCCCTATGTTGGTTATATAAAAATACCAACGGCCATCAAGCGTTACGCTCGTGCTTCCGTTTATAAATATATTGGGTGCTAAAGCTGGTGGCTCGACAGCTTCCTCTTCTCCAAAATTTAGGTTCGCATTATTATCAATTAAAAGGTCAACCCCCGATGGACAAACTGTCTGCTGGTCAATTCTGTTATCAATTAAATTAGTATTGCTTATAATATACCAGCGACCATAGCTTTGGAAAATTCTTGAATTTGTAAGTTTCAAGATATATTCCAAAACCTCCTTACAATCCCTTGAATTTAAATTCTTATCGTAAAGCGGAATGTCATTAACTGTAATATCATGGAACAAAGTTGATGTTTCTTCCAAGTCAAATTTAGCCGATATTGTATCTGTTGAGCCATCAAATTTGCGAATATCATTAGCGATATAAATATCAAATTGATGCCCTGTCTTTTTTAGGATTTCAGTTATATAATAAAACAAACTTTTTACTGGGTCAAGATATTCATCATCGGTAACAAAAAACTGATTTTTAAAAGGATTGGGGGCTTCAAAACCTTGCAGCGTACCCAAGCCATCAATTGCTTCTAATGAAACAGGATAAGGGGCTGTTGTAACCGCCTCTTGCCATCTATCGACAACAATAAAACCAGACCAATAGGGTTCCCAAAATACAGCAGCACCAAATTCAGCATTATAAATTACTTGAGTTGTATCCCATTTAAATAATGTATCTTCATAAACGCCACCAGTAGAAGAATAATAATAAACGTTTACTTTGTATTCTCGTTCATCAGCTTTGTAAAAATCATCAATTACCGAGAAATCAGTAACGTAAAAATTTAGTTTACACCTTGACCCTTTTATTGGCGAATAAATATCATCATCAGAATCCCAAATAATTTCGACAGGATTGTCCGTTCCAACCAGATTGTAAACATCGCCAACATAATTTTTTTGCAAAATTTGAACCAGCACAGGTCTGTTATTCTGATCGGAAAAATACAACTCGAATTTTGGATTGTATTTTATTATTAAATCATTTAATGATGTAAATAATGCCATTATAAAATTCTGTTTCTTTCTTTGTTTGCTCGTTGCAACGCAACAACTAAATCTTGACCCCTTAATTTAAACTCACCAGAAACCTGTACATTGCCCCCTCCAGAATTACCGATCATTGTTTTTAATTTATCTAATGGTGCTACAACTTCTGGATTTGACCTTGCCCCAGTATATTCACCCATAAGGCCAAGAGTTGGGCCAGAAATAACCCCCCCATTCGCAAATTCTAAAGCTGGAAAACTTGAAAACCCTGCCATTGCGCTAAACAATGCGCCAAAGTTTGGTGGTTTGGCTAAACCTATACTTGATAAAATAGCACTTAAAACAAGAGCAGCAGCAGCAGCAGCCAATAATTTAATGACTAATTTTTTAAGACCATCAATTATTGTTTTCATAAAATCACCGCCAGTCATTAAAGCTTCAAATGAATCAACTAAAACGCCTCCAACTGTTCCAGCAATCAATTCCAAGTTATTATCTAAAACATTAAAAACTTCCTGTAATTTACCTCCCTGTTCTTTTATGTTGTCAAACAGCTTTTTATTTTCATATCCTTTTTGTTTAAGGATTGCAATGCTTTCAAGGTCAGCTGTATTTGCATCTGATTGTATTTTTATTAAACCTTTTAAATTAGGTGTCAAGCTGCCACCAATTAATTCAGTAGTTTCTTTTATTCTTTTTATTAGTTTGCTTTTTGCATCGTAATGACTTAAAACTGAACTCGTTACTTTCCTTTGCTGAATATCAAGATTGCCTAATGCAGAAGCAACATCATTTGTTACTTGTCCTAATTTCATTTTGCCGACAATATCTTCGGCTTGTTGTTCTAAAGTCTTGCCACCAGTCTTTTCAAGTTTTTTCATAGCATCAACTTGACTTTTTACCTGATCTGTTGCAAATCCAGCAGCATTACCAAAGTTTTTAATGCCATTCCAAATCGTGTCTAAAATTGAAACGTTTGGAGTTATATTACTTATTAATTGATTAAATGCAAGAGTTAAACCAACTATTGCTGTTGTAGCTGCAATAATTGGGTTTGCAGTTATTGCTAAATTTAGCAATCTAAAACCTTTGACCATCGCTGGTAATACTGTTCCAGCTAAATACAAAAGTGGCCCAGATAAAGCTACAATACCAGCAATTCCAATAATTATCCTTTTTGTAGAATCATCAAGCCCTAAAAATGATTCTATTAAACCATTTACTCTATGTAATAATTTATTAAATGCTGGTTCTAAAATACGGCCAACATCAGCAGCAACTTGTTTAAATCCTTGCTGCATTACTTTCATCTGGTTTGAAGTAGAATCCAAAGTTCTGGCAAAATCACCTTGTGCGTTTCCTGTAACTGAAACCATATATTTATATCGCAACATGACTTTTTCGGCTTGTGTCATGTCTTTGATTTGTTTATTGATTCCTTGATTCATTGCAAATTGTTCTAAATTCGCAATCGTCATTACAATCCCTAAACGTTTTAATGATTCAGTTTCTCCAGTAAATACACCAGCTAAAGCTGTTGTGGCTTGTTCAATATTTATATTTTTAAATGAAGCCAAATCACCAGCAAGGCCAACCAAAGACGTTGATAATTTTGATGCCTCTTGCCTTGATATTCCCATACTGGTTGCCATGTCTCCAAACATAGCAGCCATGTCAAGGGCAGCCCCCTCTGAAATACCAAATTGGGAAATTGTTGTTTTAGCAAATTCCCTTACTTCTTTTGCAGAATCGCCAAAGGCAACATCAACTTTGTTTAATGCCTCAACAAGGTCAGCCCTCATTTTTACGGCATAGCCTCCGAAAGCAATAATCGGGGCAGATAAACTCATTGTAATGTTTTTGCCAACTGTTTTTAGTTTGCCACTAAACTTGTTTAATTCTGATTGGGCTTCTGAAAGGCTTGTTTTTAATCCTTTTGTTTCGCCAGATATTAAAACTCTTAAATGTTCCTTGTTTACCATACTACAAAAATACAAAAAATTAAGAGGCTTAAATCTTTACCCCTGCCGATCTCACTTTTTGCAGAAACTCTTTAAATTGTTCTGGCGTTGATTGTGGTTTGCTGGGTCTTAAATATTTATCTTGTGGTAGTGGGAATAATTTTTCGGGCTTAATCATCTGACTACGCTTCTGACAATTCACATTGTGAATCATTGTGGCCAAGTATCTGGTCTGTTCCCATTGTAGATTGATCTTAATTGTATGGGATTCGCCAAGTCGCTGGTTTTCTGACCA